ACAAGTATTAACCCTGACAAAAACCCTGAATGGGACGATTTTTCAAATGCGTTGGCATTTAAATTATGTGGAGATGTTCATAACCCGCAAATAGGTGTTAGAATTTTAAGATTCACTGGCGATTGTGTAACGACAGGTAGTTGTTCAACTACTGGCATCACATATCAAACAGGATATACTGTTGACAACTTATGTACACCTAACGGAATATACTATTTTTGTGAAAATACCAATCCTGATTTTTTGATTCGAGAACATTGGATTCAATTAGATTTAGTTTGGGAAAGATATACTTGGTTTGATACTTGTGATTTATGGTATAGAGGTGGGTTAGGTTTAATTACCGATAACCCATATTTGTTTTCATTAGTTAATCAGTCTACAAAATTAATACAACCTCCTATAACAAGTACTGATTCATCACCCGCTGAAAAAATTGAAGTTGTTAGATTAAACGAGCGATGGTTAATTGAAAAAGATTATAGAAAAGGTAGGTTAAAGGTTTATGTTAATGGTAGAATTTTCCATACATTTGAAGATATTGAAGAAATAATACCAAGAGCGTTAGATACTGAAAAAGAAAGACAAGTAGGGGTACCGTATAATATTTCTTGGGGAGGAGGAACTCAAGGGTTACATAATAATTTAACTTTTACAGGATGTCCTGAATCTTTAAACGGATTAGTATATCAACAGGACCCTGAATGTTTACCAAATAATATTTTAAGCGGAACTTCATTATCGGCATTAACCACAAATATTTTATTAGAACAAAATTTTGCAGGAAGTTTTGATGGTGCAATATCTCAATTTAGAATGTATACTGAACCATTATCTGCGGATGAGGTAAAACATAACTTTTTATTATTAAAAGATAAATTTGAATTATTTAACAATGATTGTCCTAATTGTATTCCTCCAACTCCAACCCCAACAAATACACCAACACCAACATTAACCCCAACAAATACACCAACACCAACATTAACCCCAACAAATACTCCAACACAAACATTAACCCCAACAAATACTCCAACACAAACATTAACCCCAACAAATACTCCAACACAAACATTAACCCCAACATTAACCCCAACAAATACTCCAACAAATACTCCAACAAATACTCCAACATTAACCCCAACAAATACTCCAACAAATACACCAACACCAACATTAACCCCAACAAATACACCAACAAATACTCCAACAAATACACCAACAAATACACCAACAAATACTCCAACATTAACCCCAACAAATACTCCAACAAATACACCAACACCAACATTAACCCCAACAAATACACCAACACCAACATTAACCCCAACAAATACTCCAACAAATACACCAACACCAACATTAACCCCAACAAATACTCCAACACCAACACCAACTCGTACACCTATACCTTGCACAAAATGGATAACTTGGACGGGAGGTACTGGTGGTAATTTTACGGGTACAACCATTTCACTAAATTCGACTTCATCGAGCCCAACATATATGCAGCCGTTGGTTTTGTATACTCCATTAGTATGTCCTGATAAAAATCCAAATACTAATGTTCAAAGTATTTTTAATGCTGATACATACACATATACTTTCTCAGAATCTGTACTTAATCCGTTATTGGCAATATATTCATTAGGAAATACTGTACCAACTACAGTAACAATGTCAGCTAACACACCATTCTCAATTTATTGTGATACGGTTAGTAACCCTAGTTATCAAATCACATACGACCTCCCAAATCAAACTTTAACTGGTACGGAAGGTTATGGTATTATTCAATTTAGTGGTTTAACTAACCAAATTATTTTAACACTTAGTGCATATGAAGCTTATACACAATTAACTTGGGGATTACCATTTCCATGCCCTTCTTCCACACCAACTCCAACCCCAACATTAACACCAACAAATACTTCAACAAATACACCAACTCCAACATTAACACCGACTCCAACATTAACACCAACAAATACTCCAACACAAACAGTAACTCCAACATTAACTCCAACAATAACTCCAACAAGAACACCAACTCCCACCCCAACACCAACATTGGGAACATTAATGCAAATGTATATAAATACTAAGGATACAACGGGTGCTCAATTAGGTATAAAAACTATTTCATATGATGTTTATGTAGATTGGGGGGACGGCTCACCGATTGATTTATTTAATGCTGGAGCTCCATTTACTACTATAACCCATAATTATTCTCCTGCGACCAATAATACAATAGTTATTAGTTCAATTGATTTATCGACTATTGACGAATTAGTTGTGGGAAGTTCTGGTTCTACGAACTTATATATGTTTACCACGGAAATTGCTAAAGCAATTTCGTGTCAATTATTTAGTGGGGGAACTGATGTTAATGTTTTTGGAAACGTTGTAGATTTACCAACTAGTTTAATAACTTTTTGTAATTTGTCGGGTGGTATATCAGGAGATACCGGTAATATACCTTTATCAATTACTTCGTTCGAATCAAGAGGTGAAAACGCCTTATCTGGTGACTTTGCTAGTTGGGCATCAACTAGTATTATTAATTTTGCGGTTACAGGAATAAATACTATTGACGGAGATACAGCGTCAATACCTAGTACGATACAAAGTTTAGAACTTGGTGGTCTTAATACGGTATATGGTGATATTGGAGACTTACCAACAGGTTTAATCAATCTTCAATTAAGTGGTAATACAACTGTGAGTGGAAGCACTCAAGATTTTCCACCAAATATGGAAGTGATAGTTATAGGTGGAACTAATACTGTATTTGACAGGATTCAAGCTTTACCATTAACAGCGACTTATGTTAGGATTGAAGGTAATAATACGTTATTTGGTGATTTATCAAAAATACCTCCGAATATTATTTATTTTGTTATTACAGGAGATAATACAATAACGGACTATAGTACACCAAGAACACCTGGATGGGCTCCTAATTTTCAAACTTTATATATTAATTCTGCTTTTTCAGGGTTTAAGGTTGGTCAAGTTGACCAAATATTAACCGATTTGGCAGCAACTAGTTGGGATAAATTTGGAATTTTAGAAATTATAGGAGTAGATAATCCTAAATATACTAACACTACAGATTTTAATATTTTAGATTTGGGAGCTCCTCCAGTAAACAATCCATTGACGGTATTATCAATTTTATAATAGTATGACAGTTCAATCAATAATAGTAAGTAATGTCGGAGTAAACGAAAGTCCGTTTAGAATTTCCAATAATGTATTAAGAATTTTATCAACAAGAGTTATTGTCTCTCTTGATAATTAGAAACTATTTTAATCTTTAACCTAAAATTTATAGTTTATTATTTTTTTTTATTTTCTACTTTTTTAAAGTAAAAAATAATTTTATGAAAATATTCATTCAAATCGCCTCTTATCGCGACCCACAATTAATCCCAACAATTAAAGATGCTATTGATAAAGCTAAGAATCCAAAAAATTTAGTTTTTTCAATTGCCCGACAGTTTCATCCTGATGATAAATTTGATGATTTATCCGAATATGAAAATGACGATAGATTCAGAATTACAAATATTCCTTATGAGGAATCAAAAGGTGTTTGTTGGGCACGACACATAACCCAACAATTATATCAGGGAGAAAAATATACAATGCAAATTGATTCTCATATGAGATTTGAAAAGAATTGGGATAAAACCTTAATTGATATGATTAAAGGTTTACAAAAAAAAGGATATAAGAAACCATTATTAACAAGTTACGTATCTTCCTTTGACCCTGAAAACGACCCTAACGGTAGAGTTAATGTTCCTTGGAGAATGTCTTTTGATAGATTTATTCCTGAAGGTGCGGTATTCTTTTTACCTGAAACAATACCAGGTTGGGAGACTTTAACAGAACCAGTACCGTCAAGATTTTATTCCGCCCACTTCGCATTCACAGTAGGACAATTCTCAAAAGAAGTTCAACACGACCCCGAATTTTATTTCCACGGAGAAGAAATTTCAATCGCGGCCAGAGCTTATACTCACGGATATGATTTATTCCATCCACATAAAGTTGTTGCTTGGCATGAATATACTCGTAATGGTAGAACTAAGCAATGGGACGACGATATAACTTGGGGTGAAAAGAATTCAAGAGCTCATGCAAAGAATAGACGACTATTCAGTATGGATGGTGAAGTGTTTGACACTAAGGAGTTTGGTATTTTTGGGTTTGGTACTGAAAGAACGTTAAAAGATTATGAAAAATACTCAGGACTTCTTTTTGGTAAAAGAGCGGTACAACAATATACTTTGGATAAAAAGTATCCTCCAAACCCTTACCTTTATGAGAACGATGAAGAATGGATGAATAGTTTCTCATCTATTTTTAAACATTGTATCGATGTTTCATTTTCTCAAGTTCCTGAAAAAGATTATGATTTTTGGGCTGTTATTTTTGAACGAGACGGTAATCAAGAATTATTTAGAAAAGATGCAGATAAAACTGAGATTGAAAGGATTATGTCGGATAAAGATGGGTATTGTAAGATTTGGAGAGAATTCCAAACTGCGGAAAAACCAACTAAATGGGTGGTTTGGCCGTACTCAGTATCTAAAGGATGGTGTGATAAAATTGAAGGAAATTTATAAAAAAATATGGAATATGCGATAGCGACTTTTTGTTATGGTGATATATACTATAATCAGACTAATAGAATGATAGAATCATTTAACCAATTATCTGACCCCCCACAAATTTTTATAGTTACAGATAACCCTGACGCAATAACCAAAAAAAATTTTGTTAATGTTAAAAATATTTCGGAATATAATCCAAAATATTCTGAGTATAATAAAGACTATTATACTTTTGATTTTTCAGTTAAAAGATTTTCATTATTATTTGCTTTTGATTCCGGATATAATAATGTTATTTTAACAGATACCGACGCAATGGTTAATCAACAAATATTTTCTCACGAACGAGTTATGGAATGTTTTATACCAAACTCAATATCAGGACAAGTAACCTATAACTTTAATAACGAAATTACTACTAATAGTATGTTAGGTGAAAGATTACTTCGTTACGAAGATGTTTTTAAAGTTTCGTTTAATAAAGAAGAACTAACAGAAATGACAGAAGACTGTATACAATTCATTTCAATTGAGAGTAATTTAAAATATAAATTTCTTGAGGTGTGGGATAAGTGTATTAAAATAAAAGATTCTGAATCTCTCCCTAATATTCCTGCAGGAAATATCGATGAGATGTGTTTTTCAGCACTATACAATGGAATTAAAGTTTTAAATAATTCAAATAAACATATTAATTTATTAACCCCAACACACAACAAATGGTATTAAAAATAGTTACATCAATTTACGAATTAAATTATGAAAATTTAAGAGGCGGAGGAGTATATAAGGGATTCCAACTACTAACAGAAACAATACGAGCACTTATATTTGACGAATATGAATACGTGATTTATACTAATAAACACACTTATGATAAACATCATTTAAGTGAAGTATTCAACCGTCCTAACATAACAATTAAAATTCAAGAATTAAATTCTGATTTTTATACTACAAAAATTAACCCAATTAGACAAGATAGATTTTCTAAAGGAGAGATTTATGATAGAATTTACTCAGTGTCAAACTATATGGAAGTTATTTTAAATAAAATAAAACATATTGTTGACGAATCAAATCTTAGTAATGAAGATGATTCAGTTATTTGGTTAGATTCAGGATTATTTGGAACTAGTTGTCATAATGTTTGGAGAGATTATATTAAAACAATTGTTTATGATAAATTCTTTTTAGATAAAATTTTTGAAAAAGTTAATGAAAATGGTTTTATTGCAACCAAAGGTAAAGAAATTTTAATTAATTATGAATTAAAAGATAGAATCGCTTTAATGTGTGATGAAGGTTCAAATATTAATATAATCCCCGGTTGTTTATTTGGGGGTAAAGTAAAAAATAATTTAGACTTATTATCTAATTATGAAAATCATTATTTAAATTATATTACAAAAAACAACGAATTAGTTAGTGAACAAGAACTTTTATTTATGTTAACTAATAATAAAAATGTTAAGTTTTTTGAATTTGGCGATTGGCTTGATTTACAAAAAGCGTTTTTACAAATCCTTGATTTATATGATGAAAAAAAATATAAAATTGATAGTATTTTAGGGTATCAAACAAATAAAAATCTTGAGGATATTGTTGATGAGGACATTACATTCAATAATTTTACTGAATTATCTGATAAATTAGGTATTGATAAAGGGTCTATACACGAAAACCATATGTATAGTGAGGTTTATGAAAAAATGTTATCAAAGTACATTGGTGGAGAACCTGTAATAATTGAAATTGGTATACTTGACACTAGATTTCCTGGTGGATGTTTAAAATTTTGGGACTTAATATTCCCTAATATGAAATATTATGGGTTTGACATTATAGATTGTAATCATTTAAAATATAATAGAGATAAAATTACTACGGTTATTGGTGACCAAAATAACCCTGAAGATTTAATGAGTATGATTAATACGTATGATTTATCTGGTAAAATAGATTTTATTATAGATGATGGTAGTCATATTTCGGAACACATAATAACTAGTTTTAAAACATTATACCCTCACATAAAAAAAGGAGGTTATTATTTTATTGAATCTTTACATGCCGGATATGCTGAAAGAGATAATACTATGTCGACAATAAATTCAATTATTAACGAATACGGTTTTGAGGTCACCACAAAAGAATTGGTTAATAATGATAAATTATGGATAATAACTAAATAATGAAAATACAAATATTTTATCATATTTTCTTAATTACTAATTGGTATGATATTGTAAAAGAACAAATTGATTCATTATCTAATTCTAAGTTGTTGGAAGTATCAACATTAAATGTTGGAGTTCTTTTTGATAAACAAATTGATTCTGAAAAAGAAAAGTTAATGGAACTTTTATCTAAAGTACCAAGTCTTAATTTAATGTTTATTGATGAAAATGTTTCGTTTGGAGAATCAAAAACTTTAATTAAACTTAAAGAATTCTCAATGACTGATACTAATAATACCAACATTCTTTATCTCCATACTAAAGGAGTTACACAACATAATTCAGTTAGGGAAAAACCTGTTAAAGAATGGAGATTAATGATGGAACATTTTTTAATTACTAATTGGGAAAAATGTGTTGAGAAATTAAATAACGAATTTGATTGTTGTGGGATAAATTACCAAGACCACGCAGGTAATGTTAAAGGTGTAACAAAATTAATTCAAATTTTCAATGGTAACTTTTTTTGGACCAAATCTGATTACGTTAAAAAATTAGATGGGTCTATTTTATTTGAACATAGATATTCCTCAGAGAATTGGATTTTAAGTTCAGAACATAAAGCATACACATTTCTTAATGTTCCTCCTATTTTTGACCTATATTATAACATATACGAAAATTATAAATAAAAATTATAACTAAAAATAATAACTAAAAATTATGCCATATAGTACCGGATATTTTAAAACAGAAACCAAAGATTATATTTTAAAAAATTACCCAAAAGACGTTAGAATTTTAGACGTTGGTGCGGGTTGTGGAACTTACTCAGACCTATTAAAACCATTAGGGTATACTAATATTGATTGTGTTGAGGTTTTCCCTGAATACGTATCTCAATTTAATTTAAAAGAAAAATATAATAATGTTTTTATTGGTGATATAACCAAACTCACTTTAGATTTTAACAACTACGATTTAATTATTTTTGGGGATGTATTAGAACATATCACTCTTTCAGAGTCTAAGAAATTATTAGAAAAAATTAATGAAAAATCTATACTGATTGGGATTCCATTTGAATCTCCTCAGGGGGAACATTTTGGTAATATTTACGAAACACATTTGCAACCGGATTTAACTTTAATTAATTTTATTGAGGAGTATCGGGGATTCCACCCAATCTCGGTAAGATTTGATTATGGTATTTTTATAAATAAACAAGAAAATGATATCTTTGTTGAGGTGGGTCAATTTCAGTTACCTGAGAATTATGATAATTATTTAAAAAACAATTATAAAGAAAGTAATTTCATTTATTTAAATGGTGAGGCCCCTCAAACTAAAGAAACTCAAAATGTGACAATTGTCACCGCGTTGTGGAATTTAGGTCGAGACAATATTAATGATTCATTTAAAAGAAGTTACAATAGTTACTTAGATAAATTTAGTGAGTTATTAAAAACTGATGTTAATATGTATATTTTTATTGATAAATCCGATGAGGAATTTATTTGGAAGTATAGAGATAAGAAAAATACGGTATTAAATTTTATGTCTTTAGATGAATTAAAAGAGTGGTTTAATTTTACAAATATAACTAATAAATTAAGGGTTAATGAAGATTGGTTAAATCAAGCATCTTGGTTAAGGGAATCTCCACAAGCTACTTTAGATGGTTATAACCCATTAGTTATGAGTAAAATGTTTATGTTAAACAACGTAACAATTTGGAACCCTTTTAATAGTGAATATTTCTTTTGGATTGACGCTGGTATAACTAATACGGTTCATTACGGATATTTTACTCACGATAAAGTTTTTAATAATCTACCTGAATTTATAGACAATAATGAGGATTTTGTATTCTTGACTTATCCTTATGAAGGTGGTGGTGAAATACACGGTTTTCAAAGAGAACCAATGGCAACTTACTGTAATACAGATTATGTTAAATTTGTATGTAGAGGAGGGTTTTTTGGTGGTAAAAAGGAAAGGATTAATGAAATAAATGGTTTGTATTATATGTATTTAAACACTACCCTTAATGATAATCTAATGGGTACTGAAGAAAGTGTTTTTACTATTTTACTATATAATCACCCTGATTTAATAACTCAATATAGTGTTGAGTCTAACGGTATGATTTGGCCATTTTTTGAGGATTTAAAAGATAAAAAATATAAAAAAAATGTTATAGTAACGTCACCTAAATTTATTCTAAATAATACAAAAGTTGGTCTTTATGTAATTACTTTCAATTCACCAAAACAATTTGAAGTATTAATACAATCAATGTTAGATTATGATGCAGATTTCATTGAAAAACCAAGAAAATTCTTATTAGATAATTCAACAGATTTATCAACAACACCACAATATATTGAATTATGTGAAAAGTATGGTTTTGAACATATTAAAAAAGATAATATTGGTATTGTTGGGGGTAGAGTATTTGTTGCAGAACATTTTAATGAGACTGATTTAGATTTTTATTATTTTTTTGAAGATGATATGGGGTTTTACCCTAAAAAAGGTGAAGTTTGTAGAAATGGGTTTCCTCGTTATGTCGATAATTTATATCAAAAATCATTAGAGATTATTCAAAAAGAAAATTTTGATTTTTTAAAATTAAATTTCAGTGAATTTTTTGGTGACCATAGTGTACAGTGGAGTTGGTATAATGTTCCACAAGATTTTAGACAATCTCATTGGCCAAATAATCCTAAATTACCTGTACAAGGATTAGACCCTAATTCCCCTAAAACAAAATTTGATGAAATACATATTTACAAAGGATTACCATATATAACAGGTGAATCCCATTTATCGAATTGGCCGATTGTATTAACAAAAGAGGGTAATTATAAATGTTATTTGGAGACTAAATGGGCTCATCCTTACGAACAAACTCTTATGTCGTACGCTTATCAAGAAACTGTTAAAGGAAATATTAAACCGGGACTATTGTTATTAACACCAACCGAACACGTTCGATTTGATTTTTATGACGGAAAATTAAGAAAAGAATCTTAATTTAATATTTTATTACTTTTTTTCAAATTATCTTCAGCCCATAGTGGTTGGAGATTTGTGTAATGACAAAGTTTATATATTTCTTCCTCAGTATTTGCTGAAGATAATGGTATAATGTGGTCTATATGAATATGTTGTCCCATTAACTCCCAAGACATATCTTCAGTAAATTGTTTTTCAATATATTCTTTAAGAAATTCCGGAGAACAACCTACAATTTCAAAAGATGTTTTTGTTTTATTTCTTAAAACTGAATAAATTCTTGTTCGGACATTAAAAATTAATTTTTTTAATGGGTCAGTTTTTCTTTGTTCTTTAATTCTATTGTTATAATATTCTCTAATTTTAGTTATATTTTTTTCCGTCCATATTTTATTATTTTCTTTATGTTTTTCTTTATTTAAGTTATACCAATTTTTATTTAAGTTTCTAACTTTTTCTGTATTATTTTTATAATATTTTTTATTATATTCAGGATTTTTATCATACCACTTTTTAAGTGTTAAAGCTCTTTTTTCTGAGTTTTGGTTACGATAAATATCACCTTCAAGTTTACGACATTCTTTACAAATGTTTCTCAATTTGTCTTTAGTTGTTTTATGTTTTCCAAAATCACAAACCTCTTTTTCTTCTTGACATTTACGACATATCTTTTTTTCCATAATACTCTTTTAATAATTTATTAAGTAATGTTGATTTTTTAATTTTTTCTTTAACCATTCGGTCAAATAAATCACGGTCCAAACTTATTCCAAATTTAACCTTTCTGTCTTCTTCTAATTTTGTTGGTCTTGCCATATTATATAAATATCTTGTTTATTATTAAAGTTTCACTAAAACTAATAATAAATAAATATTTTCCTTTTATCAAGTATTTATAATAAAAACTTTAAATGGATTTTTTTATCAAAAAAAACGCTACGCTACCGTTATTAAAACTTGCCGTTATTAAAGACGGTAGAAGTGACTATCACAACTTTATGGATTTAATAGAATCTTCTTCTATTATTTTTAGTATGGTTGATGTTGAAACAGGGATACCTAAAATATCTTCAAAACAAGCAGGGTTTGTGTCAAAAACTTTTATTGACCCAAATACCCCAACTGAATATTATATTTATTATACTTTTACTAAAAAAGACACCAATAGAGTTGGTCGTTATGAGGGTCAATTTATGTTAAAAAACACACAAGGGGACCTGATAGTACCAATTAGAGAACGATTATTTATTACTATTCAAGATAGTTTTATTTCAGATACTCCTTGTTGTTAATTGACTTAGGTTTTTTAAATTTCTATATTTATATTTGTAAGGTAAATGTCGAATTTTTCGGCAGCTAATAAGCCACACGTAAAATATAGAAAAAATGATTAGTCAAGAAGAAATTAAAACCTTCCTTGAAGGTAATGACCCCGAAGAATTCATTGTTTCGGTAGAATTTGATTATGCGTCAGGTTCAATTTATAAAATTAAAGAAATCCCTGGTCAGGGTAAAGTAATCCAAAAAGACAGTTTTATTGCATTTGCTTGGGTGGGAGACTTAAGAGGTTTGAATTTTTATCAAAACTCTAAAGCTACTCAAAAAGAGTATATGACCAAATATGGTATTGTTATCGAAAAGTTAGAAACTCGAGGTGATGATAGAATGGAACAAGGTCTTAAATATATGGTTAAATCCTTAAAAGGTTATCGTACCCTAATTCAATTCTTCCGAGATGGTGGATTGGACCCGTGGGGTGATAATACTAAAGATTTAATAATGATTCTACCTCCTGTAGAACAATATCTAATTCAAAGAGAAAAACGTTTATTTAAAGGATACGAGGAGTATAATGATGTTACTCGACTTGTATTTGACTTGGAGACTACCGCTTTAGAACCTAAGGACGGTCGTATCTTTATGATTGGGATTAAAACTAATAGAGGGTATCAAAAAGTTATTGAGTGTGCAACTGAAGAACAAGAGAGACAAGGTTTAATTGAGTTTTTTAATATTATTGATGAAATCAAACCAAGTATTATTGGTGGATATAATTCAGCAAACTTCGACTGGTTTTGGATTTTTGAAAGATGTAACGCACTTAATTTAGATATTAAAAAAACTTGTCGTTCTTTAAATCCTTCAAGAACTATTTCACAGAAAGAAAGTATGTTGAAATTGGCGAACGAAGTCGAGAGGTTTAATCAAGTTTCAATATGGGGTTATAATGTTATTGACATTATTCACTCGGTTCGTAGAGCTCAGGCGATTAACTCAAGTATTAAATCTGCAGGTTTGAAGTATATTACACAATACATCCAAGCCGAATCTCCTGACCGTGTTTATATTGACCACACAGACATTGGGTCTATGTATGCAAAAAAAGAAGAGTATTGGTTAAACGTTGAGAACGGTAAATATAAAAGAGCCGATAATCCATCGTTTGATAATTTAGATACAAGATTTCCTGGTAAATACTTAAAGGTAACCGGTGATAACATTGTTGAGAGGTATCTTGATGATGACTTGGAAGAAACCTTAACAGTGGATGACGAGTTCAACCAAGGTTCATTCTTATTGGCGTCAATGATTCCAACAACATATGAAAGGGTTTCAACTATGGGAACCGCCACATTATGGAAAATGTTGATGTTAGCTTGGTCATATAAATTCAAATTAGCAATCCCTAAAAAACAAGACAAGACAGATTTCGTAGGTGGTTTATCTCGATTACTTAAAGTTGGTTATTCAACTAACGTATTAAAACTTGACTTTAGTTCTCTATACCCATCTATTCAGTTGGTGCATGATGTATTTCCTGAATGTGACGTAACTGGAGGTATGAAAGCGATGTTAAAATACTTCCGTGATACTCGTATCTTATATAAGAATTTAGCGGGTCAATATGAGAAATCAGACCCTAAGAAATCTTTATCGTATGACCGTAAACAATTACCAATTAAGATTTTTATTAACTCAATGTTTGGTGCCTTATCAGCACCACAAGTATTTGCTTGGGGTGATATGTATATGGGAGAACAAATTACGTGTACAGGCAGACAATATCTTCGTATGATGATTAAGTTTTTTATGAAACGTGGTTACACTCCACTTGTAATGGATACGGACGGTGTGAACTTCTCTAAACCTGAAGGTTGGGAAAACAGACGTTACGTAGGTAAAGGTTTGAATTGGAAGGTTAAAGAGGGTAAAGAATATACGGGTGACGATGCTGACGTTGCAGAGTTTAATGACTTATTTATGAGAGGAGAAATGGCATTAGATACCGATGGAACTTGGCCGTCTTGTATTAACTTGGCTCGTAAGAACTATGCGGTTATGGATGCTAAGGGTAAAGTTAAGTTAACGGGTAATACTATTAAATCTAAAAAATTACCACTATACATTGAGGCGTTCTTAGATAAAGGAGTTAAGATGTTATTGGAGGGTAAAGGACAAGAATTTGTGGAATGGTATTATGAATACATACAAAGAATTTTTGATTTAAAAATACCTTTAAAACAAATCGCTCAAAGAGCTAAGGTTAAACTTTCATTAGATGATTATAGAATTAGAAGTACTCAAAAAACTAAATCAGGTGGTTCTATGAGTAAAATGGCACATATGGAATTGGCAATTAAACACGGATTGAACATAAACTTAGGAGATGTTATCTTTTATGTGAATAATGGATTAAAAGCGTCTCACGGAGACGTTCAAAAGAAGGGTGATGGTGTTGTTTTAAATTGTTATATGTTGGACGCTAAGGAATTAGAAGATAACCCTGATTTAACAGGTGAGTATAACGTAGCCCGAGCATTGACTACCTTTAACAAACGTATTGAACCGTTATTAGTTGTGTTTAAAGATGAGGTTAGAGATGGGTTATTAGTTTTGGACCCCGAAAAACGTGGATTATTCACTAAAGAACAATGTGAACTAATTAACGGAAAACCGTTTGACGAATCAGGTCAAGACAAACTTGAGGATGTATTGGCGATTTCGGAACAAGAAATGATATATTGGGGCAAAAGAGGATTAAGTCCTGATTATATGTATGAATTGGCGGAAGAAGGATGGGAAGAATATATTAATTAAAACAAAAAAGGAATATGTGTTGTTAACATATTCCTTTTTTTTATGATTGTTTTAAACCGTCAGAGCTCATAATATACCAATTACCACTACTGAACACAAATTCAACACAAGCACCTTTACTTATTAGGATTTCATCGAATTCCTCATCAATTTTACCTGTACTTGTTAATATTAAAACATTTGTTAACGCTTTAATTGTTATGTGGTCAGTTGTTGAGTGGTCTAATATTACTTTGCAGTTATCCACCCCTTTTACAATTACGAACCCTTCACCCCTTGTTCTAAATTGACTATCAGATACTATTGCAGTTTCTGATGAAACTATTAATTTTCCGTTTACGATTCTTTCTGAAGGTGTACTTCTTATTATTGCCATATAATTAAATTACGTATATTTGTCTTGGCATTGCTCTATACTTCATTGCCTTATTTAAATTTTCAGCGATTAACGCTTCTTTTTCCATCATCTTTTCAGGTCTTAATCTTTCAAGACGAGCCATTAATTCTTCTTGTAATTTCGCTCTTTCATCTTTACCCTCAGTTAACAAACTTGTATAATCCATAGTAAGTTCACTATCAGGTGTTTTTAAGTTACCACTATATTTTCCTCTAACTCTTCCTAAAGTTTCTTTACACAATCCAATGAACCATCTTCTAACCCATTGTTGTGCAGGGTTATTCAAATCTACCCAAGAAATTTCATCAATCGGAACGTCAGATGGTAATTTCACAATATCAGGATTCGCTTTTAAACAAGCATCTCTATCAGCACCGTCAACGTCGTAATACCAATACCAAACTTTACCACCTGCCATACTTCCACTACCAAAGTCAAATTTACCGCCAGGAGTGTTCATTAAATGTATCATCTTTTTACCATCAGGTAAAGCGGTTATTCTATAAGTTAAATCTCCACCCAAGATACGTCTTTGTATGTTTGTTTCTTGCATTCTTAACAACATATCAAATGCCGGCATCATTGTGTACGAACCTGAATAACCCAATTGAGCGAATCCTCCTGTTCCACCAAGTCCAGGTCCACCCATAGCACCAAATGCAAATGGGTCAAAAAGAACATTGGTTAATGTTGGGGGGGTAAACCAAAGTAATTCATTGATTTCTCTTCCTTTAGGTATTTCATATAATTGTTGTCCTCTAACTAAATCAAAATAATCTTTTTTCAAAACCCAATCCCCACCAGCTTGTAACCCAACAATTTTAGAATATGCGTAAGAATATCTTGTTTCATAATCTAAACTTCTCGTAATAAACGCTCGAGTTAGAGATTGCTCGTCTAAATTAAGATTCTGAAGTGCGGACCATTGAGATTCAATTAACCAATCTTGGATATATTGTGAATAGTCCCCAATTGATAATTCAAGTAATGAATCTAACATTTCGTCTTCTAATTCAACACTTCTTAACGGAGCTCCAAGTAAATGTTTAACTCTCGTATATAGTTTTGTTCTTTGTGGTTCAGCTATTATTCCCATATTATGTTTTCTGATAAATATTTGTTACAATCAATTAATTTCAAATCATTAGAACCAACTAATGTCATAATTTCATTTTGTTCTGGAATTACGAATGTATTTTTATCGATTTTAACACCATTTGTTTTATAAATCTTAACAGTTTTACTTTTAACATTAACAAATATAATAATATCAACTTTCTTATATTCTTGGAGACTTGACGAACCTTGTATTGAAAAACTACCATCTGGTAATTGTTTTACAATTTGAAAAGGTTTAATTTGTCCAGTTAATGATTGGTTATTTATAGTCACAGTAGCATCAATTCCTGATAACATATCTGAAGTACTACCTGCACCTGCTTGAATTTCACAAGCACCTTCACCTAAATGTTGGTTAATAATTTTCATTGCGGCATCTTCATTTCGTTTACCTAAACAATCGGTTCTTTTTAAGATACCCCCTATTTGTTTTAAAGTATTAGATTGTGTTGCTCTATTAAAAATTTGTGAACGAAGTCCATCTAAAACTGAAAAGAATCTTTTTAATTCTAATAAATTTATTTGTGGGTCGTTACCATATTCTATTTTAGGTTGTCCATTTTGAGATAAATATTCATTAATGTCTTTATGAATAACACAAAATGCGGAGTATGACGAGGTTAAATTCATTAATAAAGACCTAACACTTTGTTTGTCGTACAAACCTGCCTCGTGACCAACGAATAATGAGTTTTTATCTCTCCAATTTTGGGGGTATTCTTTTTTAAGTATATCCATCCACCCTTGGACATAGTCGTACTTAAACTTCTTGAAGATATACGGTAAATCACTAGATGGGAATAGTAAGGATTTAAATTTAAGTTCCTCACTATGAGAACAACTTTGAGACTTTATTTCCGATTCCGTTAAAATATCTTGAGATGAACTATTCATTAATTGCATCATAACTATTTCTTCATCAATACGAGTTTCAACTTTCATTTTATAAAGTTTTTCAACAAACTCCCAATTAACAACTTCCCAAAAGTTTTTAACATATTCGTCTCGTTTATTTCTGTATTTTAAATAATAAGCGTGTTCCCATATATCTAATCCAAGAATTGGATACCCACCATTTTTAACGTCATTCATTAATGGATTGTCTTGATTTGGTGTTGACATAATCTTTAAAGAATTGTTTTTGGTAATTACTAACCAAACCCATCCCGAACCAAATTGTTCTTTTGCAATGGCATTAAATTGTTTCTTCAAACCTGCAAGACTTCCAAAGTCTTTTTCAATTCTTTTTATAACTAATCCTCCTGGTTTTTGTTTGGTGGGTGATAACATTTTCCAAAATAATGCGTGATTGTAAGCACCTCCGGCATTATTTCTAACATCATCATTAAATCTACTAATTGTTTTAACTATTTGTTCTAAATCTAAATCTCCGAATTTTTTCTTATCTAAGGCTAAGTTTAATTTTTCCACATAACCTTTGTAGTGTTTGTTATAGTGGACATCCATAGTTTCAGGGTCAATAAATCTTTTAAGGGAACTGTAGGAATAAGGTAATTTTTCAATACCTATTTTTTTCATTTCATTAATGAAAAATTTTTGGGCGAAGTCACGTTCATTTTTTTGAACCTCTTCTTTTAACTCTTCAATCTTGTTTACTAAGTTTCTCATATTTTAGGCTATTTTGTTTATAATAAATATCTTATTACTTTTTTTTAAGTTATCTTCCGCCCATAATGGTTGTAGGTTAGTATAGTGACATAACTTAAATATTTCTTCCTCTGTCTTTGCGGAAGATAATGGGATTATGTGGTCAATATGAATGTATTTACCCATTAATTCCCAAGACATACCATCTGTGAATTGATTCTCAATATGTTCTTTTAAAAATTGAGGAGTACAACCAATAATTTCAAATGTTTGACTTCTCTTTGTAATATAATTGACATCTAAAAATCTTTTTAACCTTCGTCTAACATTTTTTATTAATTTAAAGGTAGGGTCAATTTTTTTTCTTTCTGTTGTATATCTTGGATTATTTTTTCTCCACAATCTATTTCTTTCTAATATTATATCGTGGTTTTTTTCTTTATTTTCGTTATAATATTTTTTAGCCTTTTCTTTTTTTGCCTCAGAATTATTTGCACGGTAAATTAATTTACGACATTCTTTACAATAAACATAATAACCATCACATCTTTGTTTATCCTTTGGGAATTCACAAATATATTTTTTTTCTTTACACTTACTACAAATCTTTGTTTCCATTTTTTTTATAATCTTTAAGTAGTTGATTAACGAGTGAAGATAAATTAATATGAAGATTTCTGTAATATGTTAATAATTCACGGTCTAAAGCCACGGATACTTTAGTTTTTTTTTCTTCTTCTGTTTTTAATTTTCTTCCCATAATAATAAATATCTTAAAAGTTATAAAAGTGTGAATATTCCTAAAATTATTTTTTAGGATTTATTTTATTCATAATGTTCGCAACAAAATCTCCTTTATCCTCTAAATCATCACCCATAACGGTATTAATATTTAATTTTTTTTGATTTATCATATCGTATATAATACTTTCTATAGAATTAATGAAGATTGGGTAATAAACGGATACCGAATTTTTTTGCCCATATCTGTATGCTCTGTCTTCAGCTTGTGATAAATCACCCGGAACAAAAGATAAGTCATTCATTATAACCGCTTCTGCTGCGGTTAGTGTTATTCCAGTTCCCGCCGCTCGAATATTCCCAACAAACACTTTGATTTTTTCGTTATTTTGGAATTCATCAATAGCGTATTGTCTTTGAGGTTTTGACGTTGAACCGTCTAACTTAACCGATTGTTTCCCAAAATGTTCAGCAATCTTGTTTAATGTTTCTGTAAAGTTGGTAAAGATTATGACTTTTTTGTCTTGTTCTAAAATATTTTCAGCCAATTCTATTGTGTCTTTTATTTTTTCTTCGGCAATCACTTGACGAACTTTCATTAACTTACTGAACTGAACTGTTAAAGATGTTGATTCATCTGGATTCTTATTATACCAATCGTAATATTCTCCCATTAATCCTTCATAAAGTTTTGAGTTTAATCTCAAATAAATTGGTGTGATAATTTTTTCGGGTAAATCTAACACTTCCGTTTTTAATCTACGTAAAAATTGTCTTGAGGTTCTGTCTCTTAATTCTTCTAAATTAGATGCTCCGGTTACATTCCATATTTTACGAGTTCCTGCGGTGAACTGATAACCCTGACAATATCTTACAGCATATGCTAACCAATTCTGAGCTACAGGACTCTCAATAAGTGCCAATAGATTAAAGTAATTCATTGGACGGTTAGTCATCGGTGTTCCGGTTAATAACCACACTCTCTCACAACTTTTAGAAAAACTATTAACTAATTTGGTCCTCGCGGCTTGTCCGTTACTTACATAATGAGCCTCATCCAAAATAATCAAATCAAAATTACCTTGAGTGATTAAAGACTCTGACTTACCTTTGATGTCGTAAAAGTTTTTAAGAATATCATAATTAATAATTACAAAATCGTGTTCTGTTGAGAAGTTCTTCCCTTCGCAGATATAAACACTTCTGTCCGTATAATTCTGAATTTCCCTCATCCAATTAATCTTCAAAGATGCTGGAGAAATGATTAGTATTTTTTTAACCCCCGTCTCCAAGGCGGCAATAATTGTAGAGGTTGTTTTACCCAATCCCATATCATCGGCAAGGATAAATCTTTTACATCCTACTAATTTTTCGATAGCCTCTTTTTGGTGATTAAGCGGGGGACGATGAGAATATTTTGAGTAATCTATTTCAACCTTTTCAACATTATGGGTTTTAATCACAGCACCTTTCGGTAACCAAAATTCGTGTAATTCTTCATTTTCAAACACCTTGCCCCAAATGTGATATGACTTGTCTTTTTCAACTAAAAGTTTTTCAATCCAAATTTGTTCGGGAACTTTAGTATACAATTTTTCATCGGCAATCTTCTGAGCAAAGTATGGGTCTAAATTAACCCATTTCTTAGCCACTTTAGGGACAACGTTAAAATAATTTACAATATATTCTGATTGGGCTCTTGTGGGGTAGAATTTTTTATTCAACTCCTGTTGACGTTTTAATCTCATCAGATAGTTGTTTGCACCACTATACGACTCAAGAATTTCGAGTGCTTTTTGTTCTAACAACGGTTTAATTTCTTGGTTTTTTATTTCCAAAGCTCGTCTATTTATGTAATGATAATAAAATTATAGATATTTATCAATATGAGTCAAAATAAAATACCAATTACAAGGTTAGGAAAATTTTTTGGTGGTGAAGATTTCAACTTAGAGGTTGAAATGGGTAGGGAGTGGTTAGAAGGTGATATGAATTTTACTTTAATATTATATCGTGTTGATAGATACCGTTCTAGCACTGACGACGTTTATGGTGAAACTGTCTCGGACGGTATTAAATTTCAGTCTCCTGTGGAGTTTAAGGCTCTTGTTCAAGTAATGGCTCCTGAGAATAAATTTATGGGTAGTTCCAAGATTGAACAGTTTGAGCCAGGTAACATTCGTATATCGGTATATCAATCACAACTTGAAGAATTGGGTATTGATATTGAATATGGAGACTATATTGGATACTACGAAACGGAAACAAGAGTTAGATACTATGTGGTCAATAATGATGGTAGAGTTGTCTCAGATAATAAACATACGTATGCGGGTTTTAAACCATTTTATAGAACTATTATGGCATCACCTGTAAGTGCCAACGAATTTAGAGGATTATAATGAAAATATTAATTACAGAATCACAAATAGAGGTATTACGAAGAGTATACGAAATAAGTGACCTTGTTGATTACGTTATTCATCATTTGAATAATGAGATTAGAAGTGGGGGTCCAGGTAATAAACCCGACAATTTTGGAGTATATGAAAATTGGGTTGCCCAAAGACTTAGTGATAGTTTCCAACGTAGACACCCTAACATTGATTATAAAAAAATAGATTTTTTAAGGATAATATCTGCGGTGTATAACGATAAACTAAAATTAGGGTTCAAATACTCGAGAAAAAACTAATGAAAATATTTATAACGGAAACCCAGTATAAAAAAATAATTGAAACTGTCACAAATAAAGAAGTAATTTGTGACAATTGTGGTTGGTCTTGGGATTTATCTGAAGGTGGTGACGACCCATATATTTGTCATAAATGTGGACACGATAATGAATGAAAAAGATTTAAAAGGTGAAAAAGTTATGGTTCATTATAACTTACATAAACATACTTTTTCAGTGACTTACAAATCACGGGTTATAATGAACGCCGATTATGTTAAATTAACTAACGTTGAATTTAGAGTTAGACAAGGTGGGAAGAATAAAGTTAGAGAAGAAAAAAATAAAAACGTACACGCCTTTGTTATTGGGGAATTAGTCAATTATTGTAAATACCCTTGTGAAAACATACCACAGGAATCAAACGATAATATTGTCACATACGACCCTTACAAATATGATAGTTTTGTTTACAAATCAACAGAACAACCAATATACGGAGCCAAAGAGGTTGATATGATTAACCAAAAGAATAAATTATTCGTAATTAACGAAATTTTAAAATATTAATATGGGATTTCCTAAACAAATAAAAAAAAATATTGAGTTAACTCCCTACAGGACATTATATCCTCGTAGAGTTGAGTTATTGGATAAAATTAATGAGCACGGAACTTTTTTGCCAAAATCAATTTTACACGCCGACTTGGACGGTGGATTCTTAAATTTCGTTAAAAATGATTTAAAAGTGGTTACAGAAGGAAAAGTAATCCCTACGACAGATATTTTAATCACCACACAAAATTGGGCTCAATTTACACAAACTTGGAACTTCCAAGACTTGGATAAAAATGTCTCACCACCATTTATCACAGTTGTTAGAAATCCTGAAATAAAATACGGTTCATTACCGTCACTACAGTGGACAATTCCAAACAGAAAAGAATTTTATTATGCCTCGGTTCCAAATTTTGATGGGAATAGAATTAATGTTGATGTGTATAAGATACCTCAACCTGTTCCTGTTGATATAAAATATTCTGTTAAAATTATTTGTAATAGAATGAGAGAATTAAACACTCTTAATAAAACTATTTTACAGAAATTTTCATCAAGACAAGCATATACTCAAATTAAAGGACATTACATTCCTATAATTATGGATAATGTATCTGACGAATCGGTAATGGACGTTGAGAAAAGAAAATATTATATACAAAGTTACGATTTCACTATGATGGGATTCTTAATGGATGAAGATGAGTTTGAAGTTAAACCCGGTGTCGAAAGAGTTTTCCAATTATTCGAAACAACTCAAGGTATTGATAATAGAAAAAGAAAGTCTCTATCAGACAATCCTAAAAATTATAATACCACGATTGAATTTGTTGACGAAAATGTTTTTGCGACAAAAAGATTTTACGATAAAGTTGATTTGACATTAATTAAAACTGACAATGTTGATTCATATGACGTATTTGTTAATGATGAATACTACGGTTTAAACCCTATCAAAATACAACTAAATGCCAATAGTATTGTTAGGTTTGAAATCGTGAAAGATTTTCCGAATCAAACATCAACTATTGAATTTAAAGCGACGATAGTCTAACGCTCACCGTAGATATCTTTCTTTTCCTTACAAGTTTCAATAATTAAATTTTCCACAAACTTGTAAATCTTAATACCTTTTTTATCACAATATTTCTTCAATATTTCGTGAGACTCAACTGAAATCTTAAGATTTTTAATTTTTTTATTCTCATTACTCATATACATAAGTAGAAAAAAGGTAGAAAAAAGTCTGCCAAAATAAAAATATGTTTATAAAAGTAAAGTTTTTTGGTATAAAAACAAATATTTATGAATAAATAAATCTGAACAGAAATTAAAAAATAATGGCAACAAACAGTAAAGTATTCGTGTCTCCTGGAGTTTACACTTCTGAAAGAGACTTAAGCTTTGTAGCTCAGAGTGTTGGTGTTACAACTTTAGGTATAGTTGGGGAGGCGTTAAAAGGTCCCGCATTCGAACCTATTTTTATCACAAACTATGACGAGTTTCAAACTTATTTCGGTGGGACTAGCCCCGAAAAATTTATAAACACACAAATTCCAAAGTACGAATCATCGTATATTGCGAAATCATACCTACAACAATCTAATCAAATGTTTATGACAAGAATATTAGGTTTATCAGGTTATGATGCGGGTCCGTCTTGGTCAATTCAAACGATTGCAAATGTTGATTCAACAACAGTAGGGTTCAATCAAAATTGTATAAGTACTCCTAATTTCACGGCAGGTACTTGTGATATATCGTGTACACCGGTAGAAGTATCATTTGATGTTAATTTCACAGGTAGTACTAATGTCGATGGTAGTATTAGTTATACAACCGCACTTCCCGCTGCAATTCAAACCATTTTGAATGATAATTACACTAAATTCAACGGTGGTACATCAACTATAAATCAAGATATTCAATCTCAATTACAATCTATTTTCCAAAACAATAGTTTAAGCGCAACATCTATCAACTATTGGGGAACTATTTCGGAAATTGATTATGGTATCTTAAGCTCTGTGTTCACAACAGAAACTAACGTATTAGGAGTTCCTTCAGTATCTTCTTATTATCAAGATTACACTGACCCTAAAAATGAACCTTGGTATTATTCGTTATTTAACAATTATAGTGGTAACAGTTATTCAGGGTTTTCATTTTGGACTACAGTTACTGGGTTGACTATAACGTCGGCTACACCAGTAACTCCATCAGGTACCACAACAACCACAACAACAACGTTAAATCCTTGTTCAACAACAACGACTACGTTACCGGTAACCACAACAACTACAACTCAAGTAACTAGTTTCTCAGGTACAGTTCACGGTAAAATTTATGCTTATACAGGAACAAGTTACACTAACTATAATAATTTAGTTGTTGCAACTTTACGTTCAAGAGGTATATCTCAATTTAATTCAACTAGTGATGGTCCAACTTATGAAGTTAGTCAATTAGGTAATGTTAGTTTAGATTGTTCAGGAAGTTATTCCGATGTTCTTAAAAACCCATACTCACCGTTTGCAATTAACGTTACTAACGATAGTGGTAAGAATTTAGTATTCAAAACTTCTTTATCTCTTTCTGACGCAACTTACTTACCAAAAGTATTCGGTGGTGGTAATTTTGATAAACCAAGAAGTGAGGTTCCTTTATTTGTTGAAGAACATTTCCATAGTTTATTAAAATGGGCATATAATAAAGGTTACGTTAGAGGTTTAAGACCCCAATTAGTTTCTTTATCAGATGCAAGAAGTAATGAAATTGATAATATCGCATACTATGCTGAGAAATATCAAGCACCTGAAACTCCTTGGTTAGTTTCGGAATTAAGAGGTACTAAAGTTTATAGATTATTTAAATTTATATCAATTGCGGATGGTAATAGTGCAAACTTCCAAATAAAAATATCAATTTTTAACATTTCATTTAGTAATGGAACATTTGATGTGATGGTTCGTGATTATTACGATACTGATGATGCACCTGTTGTTTTAGAGAAATTTACTAATTGTTCTATGGACCCTAACCAAAATAACTTCGTAGCTAAGAAAATTGGTTCGTCAGACGGGGAATACTCATTAAATTCTAAATTTATAATGGTTGGACTTAATGAAGATGCTCCAACGGATTCATTACCTTGTGGTTTTGAAGGATATAACTTTAGATTATACGATGGAATTAATTCACCGTTCCCAATTTTTAAAACTAAATACGATTTTCCTGGTGAAACAATATTTAACCCTCCATTCGGATTCCCAAGTGGTAGTGATAATCCTGCAATAAGTGCTGGAGATAACGTAAGAAGAACTTATTTAGGTATATCAAGTAATATTGGATATGATTTAGATTTCTTCCAATATGTTGGTAAACAAAATCTTGGAGATACTGAATCACCGGCATTACAAGATTGGGCATATATGACTAAAGGATTCCATATGGACTCAGGAGCTACTATTGTCACAATTACTGACGGTGTTACTTCAGGTAAAACGGCATTTGCGGTTGGTGCTGCTGAATTTAGAGGTGAACCACAAAACTCTGATAATCCTTATTATAGATTATTCGCAAGAAAATTCACTTTATTATTTGCAGGAGGATTCGACGGATGGGATATATACAGAGAGTCTAGAACAAATAGTGATAGATTCCAATTAGGTTCTTCAGGTTATTTAGCAGGTGCGGCACCTGATGATAGATATCCTAATGCTACAGGTACAGGATTATTCAAAAGAATAACTGTTGGAGATAATACTCAAGATTATGCAAACACTGACTACTACGCTTACTTATTAGGACAAAGAACTTATATAAATCCTGAGGCGGTTAATATTAACGTGTTTGTTACACCTGGTATTGACTTCCAAAACAATAGTAACTTAGTTGAGGACGCTGTTGAAATGATTGAATATAACAGAGCGGATTCATTGTACATCTGTACAATCCCTGACTTTAATATGTTTGTACCATCAACAACTAACGAAACTGATTACATATATCCACAAGAAGCTGTTGATATGATTGACGGTTATTTAGACTCTAACTACACGGCAACTTATTATCCTTGGGTATTAACTCGTGATACTGTTAATAACACACAAATTTATTTACCAGCAACAGGTGAGGTTTGTAGAAACTTAGCATTAACCGATAATATTGCGTTCCCTTGGTTCGCATCAGCGGGTTACACAAGAGGTTTAGTAAATGCAGTTAAAGCAAGACGTAAATTAACACAAGAAGATAGAGATGTTCTTTATGTTGGTAGAATTAACCCAATTGCCACATTCTCTGATGTGGGAACTGTAATTTGGGGTAATAAAACTCTACAAATTAGAGAAAGTGCTCTTGATAGAATTAATGTTAGAAGATTGTTATTACAAGCTCGTAAGTTGATTTCAGCAGTAGCTGTAAGGTTATTGTTTGAACAAAACGACGATAAAGTAAGACAAGATTTCTTAGACGCTGTTAATCCTATCTTAGATGCTATCAGAAGAGACAGAGGTTTATACGATTTCCGTGTAACAGTTTCATCTACACCTGAAGATTTAGACAGAAATACACTTACAGG